AAATAACAAACTAACAAACGCTTTCAATGCTGGAGGAGCTATGCCTACAACTACGGCAGGCTCTAGCATACAAGGAATGGATAAGCTAGAAGCTTTAGGTAGAATCATGGACCATGCAGGCCCGTTGCTTGATAGAATATTTCCAAGTGCTGCAGCGCCTCCGAGTATCATAGACCCTAACTACATCAATGAAAAGGTAAAACAAAGTATCATGTCTAACTTTGAAATTGGTGAAGCAATACAGCAAAATCTTAAATCAAAATTGATGCAGAAAACAATGTAACAGTTACTGAAAAAGTAGTTGTATTTGAAAATAACAATCAAATTAGTCAGTCATACCAAAACCATACTATTTTCAATGGTGACGATTACAGCAGCGAAAGCGAAAAAGTTAAAGCAGTTTGCGGCGCAGTTCAATCTTAAGGTGGTATAAATGAGCCTTGAAAAACAGACCGTAGTTGACCTAATCGAAACGCTGGAAAATGGCTGTGTGCAAGTTCGCACAGCCACCCGCATACTTGATGATGGTGTAGCTGTTTCTAGCAGCTTCCATCGTCACGTTGTAGCTCCCGGTGATGATTACAGTCAAGAAGATCCACGTGTCCAAGCAATCTGTGCAGTAGTACAAACACCAGAAGTTATTCAAGCTTATCAAGAAAAGCAACAACAAGCACTACAACCATAAGGAATAATCATGGATCAAAATGATCTTTATTATGTACCGGGTTCGTGGAATGTCATTTGTGATTCGTGTGGTAAAAAGATTAAAGCCAGTGAAGCTAAACAGCGATGGGATGGTTTAATTGTTTGTCCACTTGACTTTGAAATGCGTCAACCGCAGGACTTTGTTAAAGCACGTGCAGATAAGATTACTGTCCCATTCACTCGCCCACGACCCACAGATGAATTTGTATTTAGTTGTGATTTATTTACATCTAGTGGTGTGGCTGACGTTGGTGTTGCTGATTGTGCTCAAGCCGATAACGATGAATTTTGGACTCAGTTTTATAATAGTTTAAATAACGATTATCAAGATTGGCAGAAGCAATGGTGTACACCCACGACACGCACAGCAATTGCTGGTGTTGGTTACGCTGGCTGTATGACTGCTGGCTATAATTTACAAGGATATTTATAATGGCTAGTACTACATTCGTAGATTCACAAACACCTGTAGTAGCCGCATGGCTAAATGATGTAAACGATTTTGTTTATGATTATATTCCACCATCAGGATCACGTCCACAGGGTACTGTAACAGCCACTGCTGGACAAACAGTATTTACTGTACCATTTACATATCAAACTGGTACAAATACGTTAAACGTATATATTCAAGGCATTCGTCAGATTCTTGGATCAAGCTACAACGAGACTAACTCAACTACTGTGACTTTCACAGAATCAGTTCCAGTTGGTGCTAAAGTACAATTTTGTGTTTAAGGAGAAACTATGACTACTTCAGGTATATATGATTTCTCAGTAAATCGTGATCAACTAATCACAGGTGCATTACGTCTGGCAGGTGTTATTGCTCAAGGTGAAACTCCAACATCTTCACAAATCAGTGATGCTGCTACTACATTAAACATGATGGTTAAAGCATGGATGGCTGATGGTATGCCATTGTGGGCAATTCGCACTGTGACTATTACACCAGTTGCAGGACAAAACACATATACATATAACACACCAAAACTATTAAAACCAATTCAAGCATGGAATCGTCAAACTGCAAGTCAAGTTGATATTCCAATGCGTATGATTTCTCGTCAGGAATATAACATTCTTGGTAACAAATCTACAACAGGTAATCCAATTCAGTTGTTCTTTAATCCGAATCTAGATCGTACTGAAATTAAACTATTCCCAACACCAGATAGTATCAGTGCTGCACAGAATGTCATCTACATTGTAGCGCAAGTTCCTTATCAAGATTTTGATACTGCTACTGATACGCCTGACTTTCCACAAGAATGGTATGAAGCTATTAAGTATGGTCTTGCTGTACGCCTAGCTGGTGAGTATAATATTGATATTGAAACTCGTAAGACTCTAGTTGCAGAAGCTGCTGCTATCAAACAAGAGGCTCTCAGTTTTGGTACAGAAGAAAATTCACTGTATTTTATGAGAGACTGGCGGTCATGGTAGAACAAGAACATAAAGAACATATTGGTGCCCTATACGAAAAGATTAATAAGATTGATACCCGTGTCACTGTTATTGAAAATACATTAGAAGAATTATCGACAATTAAATCTGATGTACATTCAATTAAAGAATTACTTGAACAGGGTCGCGGTGCTATTAAGTTCTTTCAGGTTCTTGTTTGGATTATTGGTCCAGTTATCGGTGCAATTTTTTGGTGGCAAGAACACGTTAAATAATTGGAGGCTGCTGTGGCTCAACAGACAACAAATGCATTAAAATCATTTAGAGTGCCATTAGTTGGTACTTTCCTTAATCGTAATGGTACTGCAGATACTGACCAACGGTTTATTAACTGTTATCCAGAATCTGTAAAAGCACCCATTAACGATCAAAAGAAAATCTTTCTTATTCAACGTCCGGGTTTAAGTTCTATTGCTACTGTAGCAGATGGAGAAGAAGGTCGTGCTGTTCATTTTTGGAATGATGCGTTTTATTCTGTATATGGCAATAAGATATACAAAACAACACAAGCTGGAAGTACAACAGAACTAGCAACACTTACAACATCTACTGGTCAATGTGCTATTGAAGTAGGTACAGTACCAGAAGGTAATGTTCTTGTTATTGCTGATGGTGATTTGGTATATGTAATCGAACCAGACGATACTGTAACATCAGTTCCTCTTACCTTAAGTAACTGGGCTAGTGGTACTACGTATGTTGCTGGTGATCGTATTACACCTACTACTGGTAATGGTTTCTATTACGAAGCAATTAACGGTGGCACAAGTGGTGGCACAGAACCTACATGGCCTATCTATCTAGGTGAAACTGTAGACGATAATGGTATCTCTTGGGAAGCCAAAGGCTACACTAACAATGCTAGTGCATGGCAAGCAAGTTACGACTACTCTATTGGACAACAAGTTTCAGTAACAGTTGGTGGTATTGCTTATTTGTTTGGTGTTTCTGTTGCAGGTACATCTGGCAGTAGTGCTCCTAGCTGGTCAATTACTCTTGGACAAAGTACTGTAGATAACACAGTAACATGGACTAACTTAGGTGAGTTTCGTGATGATGCTCCACCTAAATACCATGAACCTAGTCTTGCATTCCTAGATGGTTCTCTGTATTTAATTCTAAAGAAAACTGATGGTTCTAATTCAGCAGATATATATAACTCTGATTCAGACAATCCATATTCTTGGAACCCAATTAACTTTATTGTAGCTGAACAGTTTCCAGATAATCTATCTGCACTAGCACGTCAGAATAATATGTTAGTTGCATTTGGTACAGAATCCACAGAGTTCTTTTATGATGCTGGTAATACTGCAGGTACACCATTAGCACGTAACACATCATATACTTTACAAATTGGTATTGCTGCACCTAATGCTATTCTACAGAATGAAAAGTTTTGTTTGTTTGTAGCACAGTCTAGAAGTGGTGGTCGTGCTGCTTGGATGCTAGATGGTTTCGTACCTAAGAAAATCTCTGATGAATACATTGAACGTATTCTAGATGCAGAGGGAGATGCTCTTGTAGGTGCCACTGGTTTTGGTCTACGTACAAATGGACATTTCTTCTTTGTTATTAATCTAACAAGCAAGACATTAGTATATGATCTAGAAGAACGTATGTGGCATGAATGGTCTGGTATTGCTCTTGTAAATTCTACTGATGCAAATACAGGTAAAGCTGTTGTGCAGGATGCGTCTAACGGTAAACTATACTTTATGGATCCTACACTAGGTACAGACGATGGTGTAAATATTTCTATGGAAGTCTTTACAAGTAAGCTAGATTTTGATACAATGAATATAAAGGCAATGCAATCGCTTAATGTTGTATCAGATCAGGTAGGTACTAGCACAACAATGCAGATTAGATGGAGTGATGATGACTACCGTACATGGTCAAATTGGCGAGTACTTAACTTTAATCCACGTGCATTTACAACTAGTCTGGGTTCTTTTAGACGCAGGGCATTCAATCTTCAATACTCAGGTGGTTTACCTGCAAGATTTGAATCGCTTGAGTTGGACTTAAGACAGTGGAAGGCTTGATATGGCTAATCCAAACTTTAATTTACCACCACCGCCTAGTGCAGAAAAAGACCTTAATGATTATGTCTGGCGGGATTGGTTTACAAGACTACGCAATTATGTAGTATCATCAAGTCAAATTCTGTGGAGTCAAATCAACTTTACAGGATCTAAAATTACTGACATTTTAAGTCGTTCTCACCAAGATTTACAATCACTGCAAGGTGGTAGTTCTTTATTAAATCAATACTATCATTTAACAAGTGCGGATTACACAGACTTAACTGATGGTGGTGATACTACACTGCACTATCACTCATCAGACCGTGATCTTGCAAACGCTACAGGCACTCTTACTGTAAATCATGGTGGTACAGGACAGACTAGTTATACAGATGGTCAATTACTAATTGGTAACTCCACTGGTAATACATTAAGTAAAAATACACTTACCGCTGGTACAGGAATTAGTATTTCTAATGGTGGTGGTTCTATCACTATTACTAATACTTCTCCTTCCAGTGGTGGTACTTTCTAGTTGACAGATTCAAAAAAAGCTGGTACAATATTTGTATATACACTAACCTGAGATTATAACATGATTGAAGAACTAATTGCAAAGGTGTTTATGGCGCGTAACAATACGCACATAGCACATTGGAAAACCAAATCTTATGCAGAACACGTTGCTCTTGGCGATTTCTACGACGAAACTATTGAGATTCTTGACAAACTAGTTGAATGTTATCAAGGTAACTTTGGTCTTATTGGAGATATTCCACAAGATGATTTACATCATGATGGATGTGTTAAATGTCTAAATGATCAAGTAGCATGGATTGCTAAAAACCGCAGTAAAATTGCACGTAATGTTGCATCATTAGAAAATATCGTAGACGAAATTACAGGCTTGTATTTAAAAACTTTATATAAGCTAGAAAACTTATCCTAATAGAAAGGACTAACTATGAATTTAGACGACTATTCTTTTAGTGTAGAAAAATTAAATGATGTTTTATTTGAGTCTTATCCTTTGTATAAAGAACATCATAATGAATTAAATGGTCCAGAGAAACGTTTTACTGTGGATCTACCTAAGTATATGCAATTAGATGCTATGCAAGCATTAATGATTTTTACAATTAGAGATAAGAAGGGTGATCTTGTAGGACATTCTTATTTCATTTTAATGCGTAATCATAATCATCTTGATGATATTATTGCAGATAATACTATTTTTTACATTACACTAGAACATCGTAAAGGTTGGTTAGCGTCTAAGTTTATTAAGTATTGTGATAAGATTTTATTTAACGGTGGTATGACAGAAATACGAATGCATACCAAAACACGTAGTCCTTTTAATGTATTACTAGAGCGTTCTAAATATACACAAGAGGAAGTTGTTTATAAGAAGATAAAGGAATAACTATGGGTGTTGAGATTGCTGTTGGAATTGCAATTGGTGCTGCTGTAGGTGCCATCGGAGGTGCAGCCTCTGGTGGTGGCGATAAAATTTGGAAGGGTGCCCTTGTTGGTGCTGTTTCTGGTGCTGTTACTGCAGGTGTTGGTTCATGGGCAGGTGCTGGTGCAGGTGGTTGGGCTGGTGCAGCTGGTGGAGCACTCGCTGGTGGTGCTGGTGGCCTAACTGCTGGTGTTCTAGGTACTGCATTAAACGGTGGCAATAGAACAGATTATCTAAAAAGTGGTTTGTTTGGTGGCTTGTCTGGTGCTGCTATGGGTGGTTTAATGGGTGGTCTAAGTGGTGGACCATCTAATGGAGAAATGGCAGATACAATTGCACAAGGAACGCCACAAGAAGCATATGCATCTGGTGGTGATAATATGTGGCCCGGTGTTGATTATGGAACAAGTGCCTCTGGTGTAGCTGATGTGGGTACTGCTGGTGGTACGGCAGCAATTGACCCTACAATTTCCTCGGTACCACAACCAACAACAACACCGCTAATTGACACAAGTACTACTACACCAACATTATCAGACACTGTTACAACTGCAGCTAATAATCAATATGCTGCTGCACCTACAAATACAATGACTGATATTGCAGGTTCTTCTGCTATTCCACAGGAACTTTCTGGTGGGGTTTCAACAAGTACAACACCACAGACAGAATACTCTATGTTTGGTGGTGATACTGTTACAACACCACAACCACAAACTCAAACAGAGTATGCAATGTTTGGGGGCGATGTTGCTCCCAAGCCTACAGAACAAACTTCCAGTGGTTTTTGGGACAAGTTATTTACACCAAGTAAAACCTCTACAGGAACTAAGGGCATGAATTTACAAGATTATATGAAAATGCAGGGCATGGGTTCTCTAATGTCTGGTGGTGTTAAGACTATGGGTGCATTAGCCACCGCAGGTGAAACATCAGCCAATCGTCAGAACCTAATGGATCTGTATAATCAGCAACAACAACAAAACCAGTATTATGGTAACAAGCTACAAGCTACTTATGATAATCCTGAAGAATATCTAAATAGTCCAGAGGCACTTGCTACTCGTCAATTAGCAATGCAAAAACTACTAGCACAGAATGCTGCAGCTGGTCGTCGTACTGCTGGTCTACCAATGCAGAATCAGTTGATGATGAATCAGTTAACTAACCTAGCTAACTATCGTCGTGGTATTCCACAAACTAACTACACTGCTTCTGGGGCACTGTATGATAAGGCTGCTCAGTATAGCCCAACAGGTGATATTACTACTGGCCTAGCTAGTATGTTTACTCCAATGTCAATGTATGCTCTAGGATCTTACCTATAATGCAAGTACCAACTAATTACAAAATGGGTTCTGGTCTAGCTGGTGCTATTATGGGCCAGCAGACTGCATTAGAACAGGAGAAGATGGGTCTTGAGAATTTGTATAAAGGTATGGAAATGCCCGGCAATATTCTCAAAGCAGAAGAACAAACACGTTTGCTTAATGACCCAAAGTATCTAGAACAAAAAACAGCTAATACTCTAATTGAACTTGGTAATCAATATGATACTAACCAAATTCAACAAAGTTTAAATACGATTGGACGTTTTAAAATTCAATTGGATGCTGCTAAAGGAGATCCTGCAAAAACACAGCAGCTAGTAGAGCAAGGTATTGCTGCACTTAAACTAGATCCCACTGCTGCTGACTATGCTAGACGAGAACCATATAAGTTTGTAGATCAAATGATTTCTGGACATGAGGCTGTTCTAGCACGCACAGGCGGTGCTAAGTATGCTGGTGATATGGCTAAACAAGAACTTGTTGGTCAACAGCAGATGGATGTTGCTAAACTCCAACGAGAAAGCGCAGAGCGTGTTGCTGGTATCGGTGCTAATGCTCAATACGCAGGTATGAAGTATACTGCAGATAAAAACAATGAAGCTCAATTAGCTGTATTGGCCAATCAAGAACGTCAGCGTATTACGGCACTTGATGAAGAAATTCGTAAGTTAACTCCGAGCGTTGTAGACCAGAGTGTTGCAAGGAAACTTAATAAGGAACTTACAGCAGAAGAAAAGCAAGCTCAGAGTAGGCTTGAAAGCCTAAAACAAGAACGTGCTGATGCTGTCATTCTTAGAGATTGGTATTTGGGGAAATCTAAACATGCTCCAGAAACTCCACCACCTGTTAAAGGAGGTGAACGCCGTTCTTTGGATTCGTTTGATCCATCAGCACAACCACAAAAACCTGCACCTGCTCCAGTAGCCGCTCCAGTACAACCTGTACCTGTGGCAGCAACGCCACAAGCGACCCCGACTCCAGCACCAGTACCCACACAACAACCAACACAGGCACCACAACCAACTGCTGTGGAACAGGCAAGCCAAGTGCCAACACAGCGTGTCTTTGGTGGGCAACAACAAATAAATCCAGTAATGTTAGGGGAATCCTCTTCTGGATATTTACCCCGTGGCGGACAGCAAACACTGCATGATCGAACAGCGCAACGTAAACAAGCACAAGTAGATATGTTGAAAAGACAGTTTGCAGAGGCTACTTTAGAAGTAAGTAAGTGGGAAAGTCGTACTAATTATCCGTATGGTAGGACAAAGTTAGCAGAAGCACAACAAGCTTTAGAAGAAGCACGTACTAAGTTAAGTGCATTACAATAAAGGAATAATAGATGGCATTTGATATTGAAGGCGCACGTAAGGAGGGATACTCTGATACAGAGATTGCCTCTTATCTAGCACAAAAAACACAGTTTGATGTGTCTGGTGCAAAGAAAGAAGGTTATTCAGATGCTGATATTATTTCTTATCTCTCTTCAAAAGATACTCCACAAACAAAACAACCCACACTCTCAGAAGAATCCTCCACAAATCCATTGTTGGCTTTTGGTAAATCAGCAGTAGAAAGTGTTATTCCTTCTGCCACTGGTTTATATGCTGCGGGTAAGGGTGCTCGTATGGGTATGGCACTCCCCGGCCCACTACCAGTTAAGGTAGTTGGTGCTGTGGGTGGTGGTTTACTTGGTGGTGTGGCCGGTGGTATGTTGGGAGAAGAAGCACAACAGTTTGCTGGTAAGTATATTCCAGAAGAGTTTAAAAAAGAACTTGGTATGGATACTGCACAACGTGCTCTTGAAACTAAGGAACATCCTTATGCATCTTTTGCAGGACAACTTGCTCCCAACCTAGCTGCATTCCGTCCCGGTGCAGTTGCACCTATTGTCAATGAAGCTGGTAAAACTATTCTAGGTTCTGGAGCACAACGTGCTTTGATGGGTGGTGCAGGTGCTGGTATTGAAGCTGGTACTGAACTTGTTTCTGAAGGTAAAGTAGACCCAGTTAAAATGGCAATGGCAGGTGCTTTCCAAGCTGGTGCTCCTGTAGCAACTCGTCTTGGTAAACGTCTCTTTGGTGATGTTGTACCACATGGTATTACAGAAGATAAAATAAAGATTGATACAGGTTCTGAAATTGCTGATAAAGCTATTTATATTGAACGTGTAATGCCAGAAGTTTCAGCAAGAGTAGAAGAATTAAAACTTAAAATTGCAAATGCAAAAGACGAAAAAACATCTTTAGCTCTGTCTAAAAAACTAGTAGATGAAGAGACTGTTCTTGCTGGTATGCAAGAAGATTTAAAAGCCATTCGTCAAATGGAAGCATCTGGTGAAGTTCCAATTACAAATAAACCAGTTGAAGCAGATGTACAGGGTACTTTACCAGGAATTGAAACACCTCCTAAAACAAACGTAGATGTACCTACAAGCGATTTAAATCTACCAGTTGATACCCAAGTACCAGTAACAGAACAAACAGTGCCATTTCAAGCTGCACGTACTTATGAAGAAGTGCATGCAAATTTTCTAGATCAACTAGGAAAAATGGAAGAACGTGCTTGGGGTACAGATACTCTAGATAAAGTAATTGCGAATAAAGAACAAAAACTAGCAGACTCTTTACAAGATCCTGTTTATGGTGAAGCTACTTATAAAGCTATTGAAGCTGAAGTAGAAGCATTACGTAATATTCGTGATGGTAAGATGACACCAGCAGAAGCTGCACAACATCTTCGTGAAGGTAGTTATGATGCTATTACACATGTAGGTAAGACTGTAGAAGGTATTACACCAGAACTACAAGCAGCTGTAAAGTCTAATCGTTTGTTAGATGGTGTACGTGCTATTGCAGATAATGTAGATATGCCACAAGGTTTACGTAACCTTGCAGATCGTCTATTAAAGAATGAAAACTTTGGCAAGTTTACTAATATCTTTTATGACAATCAAATTAAACATGGCATGCAAACATCGCATCAGACTGGTGATATTGCAGTTCGTAGTGGTGCTGATGTAAATCCAGTATCGTACATGCACGAATCTGTACATACATCTACTAGTGGTGCAATGCTTCTTTTTGGTAAAGGTCGTAACTTAGTTAGTCCTACTATTGCAAAAGCAATGGACAATATTCTAGGTATTTACGATTCTCTAAAAGGTAAAAACTACAATGCTCTTGTTAAAGCATTAAATGGGGATAAGCAATTAGCAGATCTTCTTTTAACAAATGAACGCGAACTATTAGCATATGCATTAACAGATGAAAAGTTTGGTGCTGCTCTTAATAGTATGATGGATGGTAATAAATCAATCTTCCGCCGTCTATTAGATAATATTTCAGAAGCATTTGGTTTTACAAAGAAGCAAGAAAAAACTATGCTAGATTCTCTTTATGAATCTGCTGGTGTTTTAATTGATGAATACCAAGGTCCAGTAGACAAGATTGGTATACATGGTTTTGATCCTATCTTTAACTATCGAGATAAAGATGGTGATATTGGTATGGGAGCAAGAGATAAATTCTTACCAATTGCACAACGTTTTCTGAGTCCTTGGACATTTAAAAACTTTTGGCGTGATAATCCCATTATCAATAAAATTGCAGACATTGATCTTAATGCACAACGTATTAAAGACCAAGTAGTGTCTTTAGTTCTTCACGGTAAAACTACTGTAGAACAATATAAGAAACTACCATTCTTACAAAGACTAGATCGTGCGACAAGTCCGGAAGGACTGTTACCAGCAATGCAAAAACTTAATAACAAAGAAATTGGTGAGTTAGTACAAATTCTATTATTAGGTGAACGAGATGGTTTAGATGCACCAACACTGATTGCTACACATGGTGCTGGTCTAACTCCAGAACAACGTAATGCTGTTCTTGCAATCCATCGTGCTGGTGATTTATTGTTTGAGGCTGGTAATGTTACAGGAATTCCCGGAGAAACTAAATACCGTGCTGGTTATTTCTTACGTAGTAATACAGGAGATAATCTAGTAACAGCTAGTCGTAATGGTGTGGTTACTCGTATGGAGTTTTACTTAACCAAAGCAGAACAACAGCGTGCTGCCAAGCGTTTACAAACTGAGGGGTATGAAGTAGAATTATCTGATCGTAAGCCTGACGTAGATTACGAAGGTATTATGCAAACTCTAAATGATATTTTAGAGACAGGTAATAAGACAGGTATTCCTTTAGATCAATTAATTTCAGCAAAAACTGAAGCAATTGAACTACAAAGCACTGCTCTTGGTGGTCATAGAAAACATCGTGGTTTCCTACGTGGCTTTGCTGGTGATATTTCATCCTTAACTTTAGAAGAAAATGGTAAAGCGTTTAGACATGCTCTTGAAACTAATGTTAAAACCTATGCTAATTTAATCTATAAGCGACAGCTTGCTTATGAATCTGCAAAGTTCTTTTATGGTGAAGGTGCTGAACTATCTGCACAACAACCTAATGCAACAAGCGTAGCTAGATATTATCTAGATAATCAATTAGGACAACTAAAATCTCCCGCAGAAGGTAAGATTAGTGGCACTGTAAATAGTCTACTTAACGAAGCTTTTGCTAAAGCATTTCCAGATGTACACCTAGAACGTGATGTTCTTCCATATGCATATAATCTACTAACACGTGGTGCATATAATATGGTACTAACATCTGCACCAGTTACTTGGGTAACACAGGCATTAGGTTTCTTGCAGTCTGGTCGTATGTTATTTAAAGAGAATTCTAATCCTATGTACGCAGCAGCAGCTGTTGGCAAAGCATTAAGTAATGTGTTCTTTAAACAATATTCTGATGATGCCTTACAAGGTATGCATTATATTGCACAGAACACTGAAGTATTCCATAAGCATATGACTAGTGAAGTTGCTGATTATGAATGGAGTTCTGATAAAAAAACCATTGCAAGTAAGCTTTATCGTTGGTTTAGTGGTGAAGTATTTACGTCTGCTGGTGATGCATTCTCACGTGTAGTTGCATGGAACATGGCTAATGAATTATTACTACGTTCTAACCCAGAAATGTCTCCACAAATGCGTTGGGAAAAAGCAGGGGAAATGACTGCTGAAAGCATGATCAAAATGGGACGTGAAAACTTACCCGGTATGTACAAAGAACTGGGATTTGTTGGTAGTGCTATTAGTCCCTTGAAGAGTTATGTTCATGGGCAGTTTAGTAACTTAGCAGTTGATGTTAAAGATGTTGTTATGCAACGTGATGCTGCTAGTGTTATGGCTCTTGCTATGAATGGTCTTGGTATGTTAATGGTAGGTGGTGGACTTGCTCTACCATTTATGGCTGATTACGAATATCTACGACAATCTGCAGTAAAGAATGGCATGATTGCTTATGATGCTCTTCCAAACTGGACTAAGTTTATGGAAGAACAGGATCCTGTAATTTCACGTGGATTAATCTCAGGATTAACTGGTGTGGATATGGGTGCTTCTATGCGTTATCAATCAATTATGAAACCATTTGCAGAAACAATGGCTCCAGAGTCTTTTATGGATGCATTGTTACCAGTAAGTGCTGCATCTAAGTTTGTTAGTGGTGCTACTACAATAGCAAAGAATGCTGTTGGTGGTGTATCTGATTGGCAAGTAGATAAAGCAATTGAAAAGGTTGTTCCACGTGGTTATATTCGTGGTGGTATTGATGCCTTTAGACATGCTGGTGAAGATGTAGTTCGTATGGGTGAACGTGGGGAAGCATTTGCTGAACGAGGTGCTCCAGAAATTGCTGCTAAGTTCTTAGGTTCTAAATCACTTGGGGAAGCAAAGGCTGCTGCTATTCGCACAGAGAATGAAGCACGTACTCAATGGGCTACTGCACAAAAGAGTAAAGCTGTAGATCTGTTCTTAAGCCAAGGTAAAAACGATGTTAATCAGGGTATTGATATTATGGTTGACCTTGTTACTAAAGGCGAGTGGACTCCTAAAGAATTTACAGATTCTCTTAAGAACCAACTAGATAAACATACACGTACTTATGTACAACGTATGATCACAAATAAACGTGGTGAAGTTAAATCTGCTGCACAGAAACGTGCTTTAACAAACATTATTGATATGATGGAAGAATAACAAATGACACATGAATTTAGTGGAAAGTCACAAAGCAAATTAGAAGGAGTTGATCCTCGTCTAGTACAAACTGCTGTACTGGCTCTTCAACTAAGCCCTGTGGACTTTGGCATTACTGAGGGTCTTAGAACACTAGAACGCCAGAAACAACTGGTTAAAGCTGGTGCTTCTAGGACTCTCAAATCCAAACATCTTGAAGGTAAAGCTATCGACGTGGTAGCTTACCTTGATGGTGAAGTTCGTTGGGATTGGCCGTTATATGAAAAGATTGCTAAGGCATTTAAACAAGCTGCAGATGAACTAGGTTACAAGATTACTTGGGGTGGTTCTTGGGCTACCTTTAAAGATGGCCCTCACTTTCAGATAGAGGATTAATATGGATCCGTTAACAATACTTGCTGCATTTGGTCCCTTAGCTATTGATCTAGGCAAGTCCCTGATTGCTAAGTTTGTAGCACCAGATACATTTAAACCAGCTACGATTGAACAATATGTTCAAATGAAGGAACTGGATTTAAACCTGTTTAAGGCGATGAATGATGCTGGTGGTACCAACCCCTCATACTTATGGGTTGAGGCCGCTGTGCGCTTAATGCGCCCCGTTGCTGCGGCATTAGTGATAGGTACTTGGGCAGTTAATTCTTTAACTGGTGTTGCAGATCCTGCTGTAGATAATTTTGCAGCTGCTGTAGGTTTCTACCTCTTTGGAGATAGAACCTTGTTTTACGCAAAGAAAGGTTAATATGGCAGGACCATTACTAGATATTTGGGGTAACTACGATCAAGCTTATAATCAATATAACACTTTGTCTGATTTGTATAATAAACAAGTAGACACATGGAATACTTGGTTAGATGATCGTATTGGTGCCCAACCTGTGCGTCCAGATGAAGCTGATATGCCAGCAGAACCTATTGCACCTATGGGAGATAGACCAAACACTTCTCTAGGTAATATAGACCCAACACAGTTATACCAAACTGTTTTTGGTAGATCTACTCCAGATGCTTTGTCAAATGAAGCATGGTCATTAGCTAATTTAACATCACCATTCTTCTCTAATATAGATGCTACTCCATATGAGACTGGTGCAGTTAATAGAGCAAACAATCCATTGTACTATATGAGTCCTACAGAATTAACTACTGGTCAGATTAATCAACCAGAAGCTAGTTCTATGTATGATCAAAATCAATTTTACTAAGCATAAAAAAAGCCCCAACAGTGTAAAAACTGACGGGGCTTTTCTTTTTGTTACTCTTTGATAATTGCAAATCGTTGGTAGAGAATACGTACAATACCAAGATCAATTGCCATTCCAAATTTAAAAATACATTTATCTTCTGGTGTTTGTTCTTCGTCGTCTTCAAATAAGAATTCAATTCCAAACATTAGCCCAGAGATCCAACTAAAACTTAGTTCGTTTACATATCCCATATCAGATACCACATACGCCTGAAGTACAAGCACGTTCTACATTCTCTTCAAACACAACACCTTTATGTTTGACTGCTTCTTCGTAAGGTACTTCTGTCAGTGGTTGCCCACCTCGTGACCCGTCTGGATAACAAGTGAACCCCCGGAGTCGTGGAGCGTACTTAGATAGGGTTTCAGCAAATCGAGCAACATCTGATTCGCTGTTTCCTTTCGTACCCCATGCAGGAAGATTAATTGTTGAGCTGATGGACATGTCAACGTAATCTTGTACGTCTGCTTGGAACTTGAGTCGCTTTTCGTAGTCATGTGCTAGACCATAGGCCGTTTGAATTTTGCTAGGATCAATTCCATATTCTCGAATAAGTTGATCTGCTGTTGTGTCCACGACATATTCGTATTTCCATTTCGTCCCATCTGTGAGGTAACGGCGCTTGTAAGCAACTGCAAAGAGCGGTTCAATACCTGTAGTTGTTCCTGCGAGAATTCCGATAGAACCTGTAGGAGCAATTGCGCGGTAAGCAACTGGCTTTGAAATATATAGTCTTTCACAATGTTCGTTTGCTGATTTTTCAGATTCATCTTTATATACCTTTAACCATTCATGTAGTTCTGGAGTTACTTCGTAATCGTATCCACGTTGGAGGAGCCATGCATGGATGCCCATAAGTCCAAGTCCAAGGCGGCGATTTTTCTCCCGTACTTGATTAACTTTGTCATATGGTAGATCGGCTCGGAGCGTTCCACATAAAAGGAACTTTGAACCCAATTGGACAATATCTTTGAATTCATCCAGAGTTTTAATGTTAGAGATGTTAATGCTACCAAGGTTACATACATCAGAGTCATCTTCGCTCGTAACCTCCGTACAAGCATTACGAAGTGTTTCATTTTGTTTGTCTCCAAAGTTAAAACTAAATCCCGGTTCTCCAGTCTTCATTGCTTGACGACAGTTCTCTACAAAGGTATGTAGGTTTGCACGATCTGCATTGTACAACCATTTGTCATCATAGTTCACAGAGATATTAGTCATATCTAGTGGAGCAGCTGCATTAAAGTCTCGGTTCTTACGATCCTTTGTTTCTTCGTCCCAGTTCTTTGCTGCTAGAAATGCTGGAATATCCTCATGCAACCAGTTAAGACTTGCGTAGATTGCACTCCGACGACTGCCTCCCTGCATCACACCACGGCCCACTTCGTTGATCATCTGCATTAGTGGAATTGGACCGCTGCTCAGACCCCCTGTGCGACTCAGTGGCTTCCCGCTTGGACGCAAGATACTGTAGTCGATGCCGATTCCGCCACCCGTCATTAAGCAACTTACTGCGCGCTGTGTTAGAGCTGCCCATTCTTCGCGTGTATCCTCTTCTGCTCGTAGTAGAAAGCAATTGTTAAAGTAACTGTTCTTACGACCAGCATACCAGAGATAACGACCACCGGGTACGAATTTAAACTCTTTAATGTACTGTGTTAACTGTGCCCGTTCTTCATCTGACATTAGTGGACGATCTTTACCCCACCGTGTACCACACACATCTTCCACAAGACGTTCTGCCAAAGCATCCCAAGTATCTTCTGGGCCTTGTGCATACTTACTACGAAAGATGTTTTCGCTGAAGCTATTTTTGAAGCGATTGATTTGCATTTTTATACTCTTTTATTTCTTGCTCATATTCATCATCTTTAATATTGAGTAAGATGATTCGTTTATGTTTACGCTGTTGATGCGCTTCTTTCTTTTCTGGATTAGTTGGACTTTTTTTACCTGTCCAAGAACGTGCTGTCTTCATCTTCAAATTGTTCTGTTAGATTATCATAACGCTCTTCAATCTCATCTTGAAACCGATTAACTAATTCTTCTGCAGAAATGTTAAGCAATTCCAAGATAGAGATTTCATCCAAGTTTTTTAACTTCTCACAAAGTTCATGTAATGTTAGACTCATTTACCAATACTTTCCAAGACTCTGGAAATAAGTCTTTCATTTGGTTACTAATTTGTTGTGCCACTACCTGTGTTTCTTTTTGTGTATGTGAATCAAGACGTAGGTTACACACACGAGCAAAGGCATATAGACTACCTGACCAGATCCATTCAGTCATGGTGTTCTGTGGTAGAACCATCCGGGCTTGCTCAGGACATACACCCTCATCTAACATAACGGCATAGGCACTTAATGCTAGTTTAGTAGCTTTCTCTGCAATTGGATCAAACCACCCTGCTTTGTCTTCACTACTACCTTGTTTTACATTGCTGGCTGACTTGCGCCAGTAATCAGGTAGATAGAATTCAGGTTCAGTACTAACATACCGTCGACTGACTTCATTCCAAGATAAGCCAACAGTGTGCTTAACCAACTGACGAGCAACAAATATCGGAGCCTTAATCCTAAAAGATGCAAAGGCATGAGAAAAAGGAGACCAGTGATTGTGAGTAGCAAGATAAGAAATGAGTTTACAGTCAGCATCATTTAGAGTTAGTTCCAAAGTTTTTTTATTACAACTAGCCCATGAAGACTGTTTATCAAAGCTAACACGTGCTGCGTTGACTACGCTCAGATCTGAACCCATACTATCTAGTAAAGTTACTTCAATCGGACTTACTTTCATTTACAACCTCTGTTAGTAGTTTAATAGTTTCTGCAGCTTCATTTAATGCTTCCCGTAACATTGCATTATTAGACATGCATTGTTTAAGAGCAGAGTAAATTTTACTTGTTTCATGATTCCAAGTTAATGGAGTACATTCAGCGAGTGTCTCCAGATCCTTTAATTGTTCCATTGTCTTTTCGTCTAGTTAGTTTAGCGTAGTTAACTTGCATTACATCTTCAAGTTCAAATCCAAGAGCATCAGATAGACGAGCACAATACCAAAGTACATCGCCCACTTCATGCATGATTGCCACTGAATCGTAGGAACCATCACGAAGTAACTTCTTAACTTTACCAGCAATCTCGCCAGCTTCTGATGCAACACCCATTGCAAGGTAGTAAAGTTCAGTAGAAGAACCAAGACCAGCGTCTGGATAGATGGCAGTTTCAAGTGTCTTTGTTTGATATTCATTCGCGTTCAAATGTAACTCCTAATTCTGCATGTGCAATAATTGCATTCAAATAATCACGTGCTTTATATAGATCTTTAATACCATCCTTGTCTTGCCAACGGAATACATATTTCATTACATTTCCTTCAGCAAATGGAACATTCTTTTCAATAAGAAGATCCATTAGTTTGGTATCTTTATAGTGATTCGGACTTTGTATCGACAAGATCTGTTTCCTTTAATCGTTCATTGATAATTTTAATTAGTTCTGGATCACGGTATGCAAAGTTATCTGGAATTTCTAGATCGTAGATAACACGATGATCTAAAACATCACCATACTCACGTACAATATAGTCTTTAATGCTTGTTTCTGCGCAGATAATAATGTCTGCCCATTTAATAAGCACAGGATCTACTTGTACAAGTGCATAGTCGTGAATGCCAGCTGCTCTACAATTGTAATCTGTATTGTTAGACAGTACCCATGCAATCGTAGGAGAGCGTAGTAAACCTGCAGAACATACAGTTAGTACTCGCTTATAGCTACCTTGATATGGATTCTGACAATTCCATAACGCATTATTTCTCATTAAATTTCTTCTTTAAATAGTCGAGGGAAACAAACATTTCGTCGAAGCTACCGTTGTTTACTTCGTGCAACATCAGTACACCTCGCCAATGTTTATTAGTTTGATGGTCTAGATAACCTTCGTTATGTTCGTAGCAACTGCCTGCAATAATGCAAGTGATTGTACTCCCATCAGGACGTTTACCATATGCTACTTGTCTACCTTGTTGGTGTCCCTGAATACAGGACATATGCATCTTTGATACCAATGCAGTAGCTGTTGTAGCAGGACGGCCCATTACCCCTGTTGGGAAGTAATGACAATAAGCAACACCATCAATAAAAACAGGGCTAAGAAAGTCATGTACTTCCCAATCTTCATAAGGAAGATCTTCATAACTAATTAGTCCCTCCAATTTTGGATCATCATTAACAGCACGTGCAATACGATGCTCATGATTACCTAGAGTAAGAACAAGTCGTGGTTTGTATTGTTTTTCTTTGTTCTTTTTCTGTCGTTGATTGTACTCATATAATGGCCCTAGAAGGGCATTCATTGCGTCTCTAGCAGCTTCAATATCTTTAGTGTACCTACGACCTTCAAAAGACTTTTTACCTACGTCATATGAGGATAGAGATTCCATATCAGCAAAGTCACCTAAATGAATTACTGTGTCTGGTTTTTTCTCTACCATGTACTCACCTATCCAGCGAAGATAGTCAACGTTTTCGCTGTGTTTTACTTGTGAGTCGGGAATTACGAGGTGCTTTGCCATGATCTTCTGTTACCCATTGTTTAATTTGTTCAGTATCTCTAATAGAACACCAACGAAACCCGTTTTTGTCCGCCCATTGAGCGTGGGTTGTTTGCATACCACCGCACTTTTTATTGGGATCTTGAAAGACAAAACGTAAATCAATATCTGGATGTTGTTCTTTAATTAGGATGTATTTTTTACGTTCAGCATGATCAGATAAATAGCCCTTTCCTTCAAGGAGGAGACCATTTTCTAAAGTAAAGTCTACTGTATATTTATGAGATGTTTCTGGAATTGTGTATGGAACAGATGTTATTTCGTATTTCCAATCAAATTCAAATTCATTTAATACAGTTGCAA